AGAGATAGCTATATACCCAGAAGACAATACATTTCCAGCCTTTTTATTATTTTTCTTCCAAAATAAATCCCCGTCACTGTAGATGAATAGCGAATTTAAAAAGTCTCGGTCATTTACAAAGGTCGAGTCTGAATTAATTAGGTGTCCCACTTTTAATCCTCCGAATATTAAGAACGGTTTATAGTTAGTTTAGCTTCTTCGGGCGTCCTATCGCCCTTTAAGCAATTACATGATTTGCAAGCTGTTGTCAAGTTTTCCCATGTCTCTTTTCCCCCACGGCTTTTTGGCAAAATATGATCTATAGATAGTTCATTAGTTTCTAGTTGCCTTAAGCAGTATACGCAGGTATAATTATCTCGTAAGAATATATTTCTTCTATTGGGGCGATACATACGATCTGGCAATTTTATATATCTTTTAAGCACCACAACTTTAGGCACTTGAAATTTCTCACCAGAACCCGACATGATCTCGTAATCTTGATAGTACTCTATAACAATTACTTTATCTGCCATACAGAGTTTCATGCCCCGTTTCCAAGATACAACCTTTAGGTGTGTATAATTACTATTGAGTATTGTAGTATTTTTCATAAGGATTCCAATATGCAAAAAAGAGAACCGACAAGTATAGGTAGTTCATTAGATATCGTCCCATCGCCAGACCTCGCGAAAAGTGTCGCCCAAGACTTATCCATTCCCGACCCTACAGGTATTATAGCAAAATCGCAAAGGAAAGCAAATGAAAATTCCAAAAAATATGACAGAGGAACAAGTAGTGTCCACGATTACCCTGATCTCTTCACGCCTTGCAAGTAAATATACATTCCCCAATTATGAGGTGGACGATATCACCCAAGAAGCTTTCATTATTGGAATGGAGGCGATGAATCGTTATGATGGGATTAGGCCACTCGAAAACTTTCTTTCGATTCACATAAAAAACCGATTAAGAAACTTTAAAAGGGATAATTATTACAGGGCCGACGAGGGGAAAGCCGAGCAAATCCAACAGGGCAAGAAAAAATTACTAGATGCCACCAGTATAGATGATATTCGGTTTTTTATCACAACATCACAGCAATCGGATGACCTTGAAACCCGTGAACTAATTGAATATATAGATATTCGGTTACCTGCTAATATGAGATCGGACTATCTAAGATTTAAAAATGATCAAACCCTCACAAAAACTAAAAAAGCCCATCTCATTTCTGAGCTGCGAATAATTTTGGAGGATTTCTATGCGTAAAGGGCGACTAGATCTAAATGAACAGAAATACATTAAGGATAATATTAAAAATATGTCCTATGAAAATATATCTACTGTTCTTGATCGTGACCCCAAATCCATACTAGAGTGGATAAAACAAAATATCGGTGTAAACGCTAGTGATCGCCGCGAAGTTGAAGCCCTTAACGAACTCAAGCAAAAGGCTTATTGGTATGATTTAGAGGGGCAATTTACACAAGATGAACTGGAGATGTTTCTTTTTCACTGGAAAAAAATGTGGTCCCAGTTCCGCGACGATGTGTTCCACACAGAAGAGATTCAAATTGTGGATACTATTAAATTAGAAATTCTTATGAATCGCTGTTTAAGATCGCAAAATGAAAATATCAAAGCGCTCTCTAATATGGAACAAGTTATCATAGAAGAGAAGAACCAAGATAAGGCCACTATTGATTGGGATTTAGTTCTTAATCTAGAGCGCCAATCAGCAGTTCTTCGGGCCTCTCAAGAAGCCCTATCAAGAGATTATAAAGATTTGCAGACTAAAAAATCCGCAATGATTAAAGATCTCAAGGGTACTAGAGAGCAGCGGATCAAAGCTATCGAAGACTCTAAGATTACTTTCTCTGCACTTATTAAGAAAATTATCTTAGATGGGGATTTTCGTCACCAAGCTGGAACGGATATGGAAAAGATGAGACTGGCTATGGACGCTGAGAGAGATAGGCTTTCAGCGGCCCATACTTTTGAAGACGGAAGTACAGACCAACCTTTTTTAACAAGTCAAACTGCGGAGGATTAAATGAAGACAGCAATAGTTACGGGCGTTACAGGACAAGACGGTTCATATTTATCTGAGTTGTTAACTGCTAATAAATATAAAGTGTATGGCATATATAGAAGAACCTCTAGTCTTAATTTTTCTAGACTGCACGATGTTATAAAACATAAGAACTTCCACTTATTAGAGGGGGATATCTGCGACCCCTATACTGTGGCTCGAATTCTAAAAGTTATAAAGCCCGATGAATATTATAATCTTGCTGCCCAGTCACATGTGGCGACCTCTTTTGAGCAACCCTCATATACGTGGGATGCAACAGCTAAGGGGGTTTTGAACGCTCTTGAGGCAATTCGCAATGAGAGTGCTGATACTAAATTCTATCAAGCAAGCTCTAGTGAAATGTTTGGAAAAAACTATACTACTGTGTATGATGACTCTGGGGAAAACCCAATTAAGTTTCAAAATGAAGACACTGCATTTTACCCACAGTCGCCCTATGCGATTGCTAAACTTGCGGGGCATCATTTAGTTCGTAATTATAGAGACTCTTATAATATTTTTGCATGTTCTGGAATACTTTTTAACCATGAGAGTGAACGCAGGGGCGAAAACTTCGTGACCCGTAAGATCACTAAGTGGTTGGGGGAATTTATAGCAAGTGAAAAAGATAAAAAATTTCCTAAGTTGCGTCTTGGCAACCTTGATGCTCATCGTGATTGGGGCCATGCGCAAGATTATGTCAAAGCTATGTGGTTAATGCTTCAACAAGAAAATCCCGATGATTATGTTGTTGCCACTGGTAATACATACACTATTAAAGAATTTCTAGAAATCGCATTCTCTCGCTATGATTTAAACTGGGAAAAGTATGTAGTTATTGATCCTAAGTTTTATCGTCCTGCCGAAGTCGAATTTCTTCGCGGAAGCCCCAAAAAGGCCAAGGACAAATTAAAGTGGTCGCCTGAAATATCTTTTTATCAGCTCGTAGAAAGAATGGTAGAGAATGACGTGGCCGAAGCGAGATTATCAAGACAATCACTTCAAACAATTTAGGAGTGAAGTTTTAAAACGCGATAAGCACACCTGTCAAATGTGCAAGAGTAGAAAACGTAAAGAGTTACAGGTCCACCATCTCAACAGGTGGGCCGACTCTCCTACTATGAGATACGAACCCAAGAATGGCATATGTTTATGTAAAGCTTGCCATAAATCTATTACGGGTTTTGAACAATGTTATGAAGCATACTTTTTTGAGATAATAAAACGAAATGAAAAAAGAACCTGAATTTACTATTATTAAAGATACTAGAGAGCAAACCCCATGGCTGTTCGATTTCGAGCATACGGTTGCTGAAGAAATAGGCACTATAAAAACCGGGGACTATACAATCAAGGGCATGGAAGACAAGATTTGTATTGAGCGAAAAGGGTGTATAGAAGAGCTTGCTGGTAATTTAGGCAAGGATTTTTCTAGATTCTCCAAGGAGTTAATTCGCATGGATCAATTCCCCCACTCGTTTATTATTTGTGAATTTGCCCTAAAAGACTTAATAGAATACCCCTTCCATATGAACAATGTTAAACTTCAACAAACTGCAAAAATGAGCGGTAAGTATTTACTAAAATTAATCATGGAAATTCAACTACAGCATAATGTAAAAATTATGTTCTGTGGAAATAAATTCTATGCCATGAAAACAGCCCTTTCATTAATGAAGAGAGTCCATGAGCGATATAGACAAACTACTTAAAGACGCTTGGTTAAATATAGATGTTGATGAAAACCAACTATTCAATCCATTAGACTATATTTATGATATGTGCGGCGAAGATAAAACCCAAATCATTAATAACTTGGCTTGGTTAATGACACGCCCTGAGTATTTCTCATTTGTCTGCAAATATATATTCAATATAGAAATATCACCAGTACAAGCACTTATTTTACATGACATGTGGAATAGAAAGTTCCCTATGCTGGTGGGGTCGCGGGGGTTTGGTAAATCATTTATTTTATCATTATATTGTATGTTAAGAGCATTCTTCTTGCCTGAGCGTAAGATTGTAGTGGTGGGCGCAGCATTTAGACAATCTAAGGTTCTGTATGAGTATGCTGAAACTATTTGGCGTAATGCTCCAGTCTTAAGAGACTTGTGTGATCAATCTAGCGGAACTACAAGAGACGTGGATAGATGTACAGTTCGTATAAATAGAGGAGTTATTACTTTCTTGCCATTGGGCGATGGACAAAAGATTAGAGGTCAGCGCGCTAATGATATTGTAGCTGATGAATTTGCATCTATTCCTAGAGAAATTTTTGAAAATGTTGTGGCTGGTTTCGCTGCCGTTGCAAGTTCGCCTATTGAAAAAGTTAAAGCTAGAGCCAAAGAGAAAAGGGCGAAAGAGCTTGGAGTACAATTAGAATATGTCGATGCAAATCTGGACTTCTACAGATCCAATCAGATTATATTATCTGGTACAGCTTATTATGATTTTAATCATTTTGCAGAATATTGGAAGAAA